TGTCAAGGGAGGTCTGACGGAGCAGATCCTTGGAGAAGGCCGCGACGGTAGCGTTGCGGTGCGGGGTCATGGTCACCTTGGCGAAGGTGCTCTTGGAGACGGAAGCCTCGGCACCCTCGGCGAGCCAGTTGCTCGTGATGGCACCGGCCTTCACGAAGGGAACGGAACCGACGAGGTCGCCCATGACGCGGGCGCCCAGCTGGGCGACCACGAGGCGCTCCTTCAGACCCTCCACGTAGGTGGGAGCCTGCTCGACCTTGGCATAGCCGCCGTCGGCGTCGGTGGTGGCGTTCTGGCCTGCGCTGGAGCGCAGCAACGCCATCGGGATGACGAAGCCCTTCTTGGAGAGGCCCATCCGCTCGTACTCGGCGGCGCCCATCTCGGCGGCTTTCGCCTCAAGGCCGGTCAGCTTGCCCTCAGCGGCTTCGCGGAGGAACTTGACGATGGAGAAGGAATGGCCTTCCTTCTTCTCCTCGTTGCGGAACTGCTCTTCAGCAGCTGCGCGCTCGGCGGCCTCCAGGTCACGGGCGTCGTTAAGTTCCTGACGGAGAGCGTTAACCTCGTCCATGGCAGCGCGGAAGGCAGCCTGGTCAGTCTGGTCCATCTTCCGGGTGGCTTCCACCTTGGCGGCCAGATCTTTCTGGATTTCTGCAATTTTACGCATGATGTTAAAGATTTTTGGGTTATACTAAAGTGCAGCTTCTGCCGCTGCCATTGTTAGTTCAAACTCGTCGCGGAGGGCCTGCTTCGCGGCGTCCTCCTCGGCCTTGCGCTTCGCCTCTTCCTCTTCGGGGGTCGGCTTCGGGTCTTCCGGCTGCTCAGGATCCGCCTCAGCGCGGAGAGCCTTCAGCTCCTCCTCGTCCGGATCCTCGCCCTTGCGGGTGGCGTTGGCGTTGGCCGGGATGTTCACGACGGAGATCTCCAGGAGCTCCTGACCGGCGTAGTAGTAGGTCTCGCGGGACTCGCCCGGAGCCTCGTCGCCCTTGCCCCATGCGCCCTTTCCGACAGGCAGGAAGCCGACGGACACGGCGTTCAGGGAACCGAACAAGATCTTCTGGTAGACCTTCTCGGCGAGCTCGTTGATTTCCTTCGGCTCGAAGGTGATGTCCACCATCAGCTTCTTGTCCTCGACGTAGGCGTTGCCCTTGCCGATGACCTTGTCGACATCGTTGCCGGACCAGCCGCCGTAGATGTCATGGTTGTAGCCGATGACGGGGTTCTTGTTGAAGCGGTCCAGCTTCCAGCCGTCCTGGTTCAGTACGGTGTGCGCCGAATCGCGGGAGCCGTCGGAGGCCACGAAGGTGATGGTCCTCGTGTCCTCGTTCTTCTTCCGGATCTCCGGAGTGAAGGAGCGTACTAAAATCTTGCTCATGTTATTCTTCGTTTTGTTTGTTCTCTTCTTCTCCGACGACCGCCGAATTGAGCGGGCGCAGGAAGGTATCGAGTCCGTCGGCGCGCTCCATGCCTTCGAGGGCGCGCACTTCGTTCGGGGTCATATAGCCATCGAGGATGGCGTTGTGATAATATGCGGAGCGGGCCTGCGTATTGCCGCGCATCAGTCCGTCGAGGGAGAACTTGATTGCATACTTGCCGGAATCGTCTCCGATGAAGAGCTTGGTGTCGGCTTCGACCTCCACCCGCTTGACGGAGGGACGGAGGGAGAGCTGCACGAACTGCGTGTTCTGCTCCTCAATGTTGGAATAGGTTGCATGGGAGAGCTCGGCGAGAAGGTGCGGCGGGAGATTCAGGATGCGGCACACGTCCTGGACGGAGAACAGCTCGGACTGAATGAGCTGAGCCGCAACCGGATCCACGGCAAGCGCCTTGTACTTCACGCCATACTCGAGCAACGGGACGTCGAAGTTCCTCGCGCTGTTCTTGTAGTGCTTCATCCAGGCCAGGTAGGTGTCGTCGTCGAAGTGGCCGTCGGTCTCCATGATGCCTTTGATCTGCCCGCCCTTCTCGTAGAACTCGCTGGCAAATTTCTCGGTCGCCATAGACTTGCCGAGCGCCATCGCATTGCGGATGATAGGGTTCTCGCCCTTGATGCCATCCAGGGTGAGAAGCATGAAGTGCAGCATCTGGTAGTCCTTGTAGATGCCATTCTGCCACGTGAGGTTGTGGTCCATCTGCGTGACCTGATACCACTTCTCGCCATTCACCATGGTGATGCGAACACAAGAGGGGTGCACCTGGTAGAGCGCTTCGGGCACTCCGCCGGGACCCCACTTGATGATCGCGTAAGCGTTGCCCCACCCTACCAGCCAGGTGATGATGCAATTCCAGAAGTCGAACTTATTGGTGTAGGAGTTCGGGCGCTGGTTGATGAGCTGGAAGGCCGGATGCTTGGTGTCGTTCACCCACCCGTCCGAGGTAAGGCGCTTTATGTATTTGGGGAAGGAGGCAATGTTCTCGCTGATGATGCGTATGCCTGCATAGAGTGCGGTGATGTTCAGGGCGCTCTGGTTGTTGACGGAGACACCGAAGGTCGGCGGCTTCATGCCGTCTCCTGCAAACGGAGAGACCGTCACGTCGTCAGAACGGCGCTGGGCCATCCACCTGGATATGCGTTCAAAGATGGGCATTTGCGTCCTTTTTCCGCAAAAATACCCATGCGAAAACTGCGAGTTTGTAACAAATGATAATTTCTTCTACCGATGCCGATAGAAGTATTGACGGAATGCGTCGAAGGACGGCCACAGCGGGCGACCGTATTCCGCCTCGAATCTCCGCTCCATTTCCTCAAAAACCATCCGGAAGGAATCAATCCGCCCGTCTGCACGGTAGCCGCGCACCTTCTCCCAGAAGACTTCAAGGAAACCTTCTCTCGTTGCCATTCGTTTGATCTCGTCCATAGTAGTGTTATATTTCAGGGTTCCAATTATTGATCTTCTCCAGCTGCTCCTCCGTCAGCCCTTCGCCGCCAAGGGTGCGAAGGCTGTGCGTCCGGTAGATCTGCCCGTCGGTTCCGGCGGTCTTATTCAGGTATCCGCCCACGGCATCCACGCTGGCGACGATTCCGTCGACCTTAGCGCGCGCCCGGGACTTGTCGATTTTCACATTGGCATTCGGATCCGTATAGATAACTACGTTCCGGAACATCCAGCGGATGACCGGATTGAACAGGAAGTTCATCTCGTGCCTGAGTACCCTCCCCTCGAAGTCCTTGGTCGGAACCGACATATAGCGGATGTTCTGCTGGTATTCGAGCAGCACGTCCTCGTACTTTCCGAACTTGGTCTTGAGCTGCCACATCCCCCAGGGGTCGAAGGCGATGCAGCGGACCTTATATGGCTCCAGCGCATTGAAGAGCTGCTGCAGCCACCACTCCTCGTCCAGCACCTTGCCGGGCGCCACGGTGATCCACCCCTGCTCCGCCCAGAGCCGGTAGTCCACCACGTCACCGCGACCCTGCGAATCGGTGATCTTGGACTCGGGGACGGTGAAAAGGTACTTGACGACATTAAACTTCGGGAAAAAGAGAGCTGTAGCCGTGAGGTCTCCCTTGGATGCAAGGTCGACGCCGACATAGCAATCCTCGCCAACAAGCTGTGATTCGTCGAACTCCTTGTTGTTCGCGGCCACGTCATCGTCCGGCACCCAGACCTCCGGGGCATCCACCCACATATTGAGGTTCTTCGTCTGGAAGGCGGCGAGGGTGCTGCCGCCCTTTTGCTTCGCCTTCAGGTAGGACTCCTTCATGAAGTCAATAGAAAGAGATACTCCGTAGTTTGGATTAACCTTGCGCCACGTTTCCTCTGAATTCCAGTCATCTCCTTCGTCAGGCTCATAGAGCAGGGCGAACTGTGTGTCGTCCTCCACAATTCCCAACATCACCTGACGTAGATATTCCAAATGACGGAAGTACGGATATGTCGTATCCGTTCCTGCTGTGGAAATTTGGAACAGGAGTGGCTGCTGCCTGGCTCCCATACCGGTTTGAATCACCTCGACAATCTCGAACGTCTTCCATGCGTGGCTCTCATCTCCGATTGCACAATGAGGAGATAGTCCGTCTTTATTCTTTGTGTCCTTGGACAATGGCTTGTAAGCGCTTGCGGTATCCTCGACCACGAGAGACCCCTTATGGTAGTATTGAACCTCATCCGGAACAAGCCCGGATCCGATTGCGATCTGGACGGATGCATCGAAGCAGATCTTCGCCTGATCCTTATCTACGGCGAACGAATATACTTCAGCGGAAGGCTCCCCGTCAACCAGGAGCATAATCAATGCGATTACAGCGGCGAGGGTTGTTTTTCCGTTCTTTCTTGGAACGTAAACATCTGCGTACTTGTATTTTCGCGTTCTTGTCTTCTTGCGTTTGATTCCAAAGATGGAAAGGATAACAAACCATTCCCACGGCTCAAGTTTAATAGTTTGGCCTGCCCATTTCCCCTTAAAATGCTTCAATCCTTCATAGCCAGCATCCGCATCGCCCTCAATAAATAGGGCGATCAGCTTGATAGCCTTGTAGTCAAAGTATAGGTCGCCACCCTTGCCCATTCGGTCCCAATCGTCGTACCAGCGCTCTACGGCCTTACTTACCATTAGGCACGCCGGGATTTCGCCGCTTCTAACTTTTGCGGCGTACTCGTTCACTATGGTAACCTGGGACGTCATAATTCCTTTATCCATCTGGTTTTCTCGCCCAGCGGATAGCTGGCGGATACTTCACCGAATAGCGTTATCTCGCTGACTATCCTCGGTCTGCTCGGCATATCCCAGCCGTTCTTACCGCCGACATTCTGGGCATCCACCTTCCAGCCGGAGGCCCGCAACGATGCCCCACCCTCCTCTTCCATCGTGTAGGTTATGATGCGCTTGTACCCCATCTCTTTGGCCACTCTCGCACATCTGCCGTACAAGATAGAACAGGCATTGTAAGTGCCATCGGTGCAGCACCGCTTGACCTCCACCGTCATTCCATCATCGAGCTTACGTGCGGTAGGATTGCCAACGATGGCAACCCCACACAGCCTTTCGCCATCATAGACGGATAGACTAAACCGATGCACCAGCACCTTTCCGTTGTGGCGGTGGTTGGCCAGTACAAAGGTATTGGCGGATTTAAGAGATATTGGCTTAATTTGGAGCATACGCTATTGCTCGTCAGGCGCATCGTCGCCAGCAACTATAGCGGCGAAGATAGCCTTGAACCCTTTTGGTTTATCTTCTGCTGTTGGCGCCTTCATCCTTGCCCGGTCCACGGGTGACATCCCGAAGTTGCTTCCGATCTTCAGGAGCTTTTCCTGCAGGTTCATCAGCTGCTTGAAGGCGGGGTTCGGGAACTTGATAATTCTTCCATCCTTAGTCATACCGGTCATGGTGAGACCGTCGTTCTTTAGGGATTTGACACATTCCGTTGCGAGATATTGGTCCACCGCCCAGATAAGGATCTCCGGGCAGAAGGCCGGATCCATCAGCCCCTGAATCGCCAGGCGCTTGCACATCGCCCAATAGATGTCGCGGGCCTTCTTTGGGGCCTGCTGCAAGCCGGCTGTCTGGCAGCGCTGCGCGATTTCCTTCACCGGCACGCTATCACCAAGAACGCTCGAAGGGCGCTCTCTGCATGGCTGATTTGTCCCACGCAAATGCTTAATCTCTGCCGGTAATGGTTTGCGTCCTCGTGTCATTGTGTTAGTCTCTGAATCTTGAAATGCGCGAAATTATTAGTGAAATATGGGGGCTGGTCGACGCGCGCCTGCGCGCATAACGCGACTCAGGGGTCCCGAAAATCAGCGAATTTTGCACGCGCGCCCTCAAGAC